CCTGCCTTTATCCCTGCAACTGCTGAAAGTAAAACTGCCGAAATAGAACCAAGCGTACCAACCATCCCTAAAATAGGTTTCACAATAAGTCCAAACGGTCTTAACAAAAACATAATCGGATTTAAAAGCCACATAAGACCTTTAATAAGCAACCCAGGAATCATCATAATCCAACCTAATATCTTATTGCCCATAAACCATGCAGCTAATCTGCTCAAGATACCGCCACCCCCGCCACCAGATTCCTTAGCAGTTCGTTTCATAAAATCGTGAATGTCACGAGTCCACTTTGCCCGCTCAGCCCGTTTATCAAAAAAGATAAACATTCCTTCCACAATACTCGTCACCCCGAGAGCGTTGCCTAATGTCGTGCCCCGAGACTCTGCTGCTATCCGCCCACCTATTTGAGGCGGTGGTGCACCCTGCGCAGGAGCAACGCCTGCGTACTCATACGCCATCGGCATCGGAGCAGGTACCCTGCCAAGCGACCCTGGCCCCATTACGCCGCCAAGCGTTCCACGACCACCTCGGAATGAGCCTTCCCCACCATATATCGATGATAGCGCACCCGTGGGCACGCCCATACTATATGGAGAAAGATTCCGAATAAACTTAGCTTCCTGCTTAGCAACGTGCCTCTCCCTAATATCTTTTGCAACGCCCGTAATCCCACCAACAGCCATACCCGCTATTCCCGCAAACGGGCCTAGGATGCCCTGCATTGCGCCGCCGAGTAAGCTGCGACCTGTTTCATACATCTCTGGAGCAACTCGCTTAAAATACGACCCAGCGCCTTCCGTTGGCTTCTTCATACCCGCAATCTTACTCTCCGTCATCTTAGCAACTTCGCTGAGGTCTTTTATGCTGGTACCTGTCTCAGCCTGGATTGACTGAATAGATTGAGAGAGCTTGCTGTTCTTCGCCATCTGTTTTTTGTAATACTCGACAAGCGACGAAACCTTAGCCATCATATCGAAGAGCTTATCTATTTCCTGAGGCGTCGCAGGTCTCCCACGACTCCCGAGCAACAAGCCGATATGCGCCGCAACACCTTTAGCAGCAGCCACCGCATCAACAAGACTCTCCTCCATCGAAGTATCTTTCATACTGGCGGCAAGCCTTGTAAAGAACTCTACATACTCGATAGAGTACTTTGCCTGTATCGCACGCAGTATTCCGATATTGTCGGGAGAGAAAACACCGAGACCCTCTTTCTCGTATTTGCTTTCCCAAGATGCTTTCTTAGATTTATAGTTGATGTCTTCTGCCATATTAGTCCTTTGGTTTCGCTGCCTCTGCTTCGTCTTTCTTCCTATTAACTAGCCAACTGTGAATATATTCCAGCTCGGTCGAGTCGCACTCGTCAATGTCCACCATCGACATGTGCATGTAATATATTAGCTCACAGTTCCTTTCCAAAAGTGTTTTTAAGGGTATCCCCATACGGAAAAAGCATTTCAAGTCGAAAGGGTACGGACACTCGGCCCACACCTCCGCATTTCGGACACTCGTAGCCTGATTCCATAACAGGCCCGTGGTCATATACCTCGTGAAATGCCCGTATCTTCGCAATATCAGCCGATGACATTTCCTCGAGCTCGTTAACGATATCCCACACAGTTTGCTTGTCCTTCGGAACGATGCTCAATGCGTAACGATATAGCCACGGATTACGCCCCTGATGTTCGTACTCTGAAACTTTAATCTCATCTCCGACCGTAAGCAGCCTAACATTAACGCTGCGGTCGCTTAATCTTATTTCTTTCGGAACGACAAAATCATCGGGAAGTTCTTTTATCTCGAACTTAGAAAGGTCAGCTTCCACTTCGATATCCTGAAGACACGTATGACACGCAAATGTCACAGGATGCTTTGCAGATATCGAGTTAATGGCCAACCATATCATAACAAACTTCCTGTCACCGAAAGTAAGTATAGACGGGTCGATACCCTTCATAACGCTCTGCATGAGCATTAAGAACTTCTTCTCAAAGTTGTCGTTGGTAATTTCGGCAATGATTTTCTCATCCTTACCTTTGGTAACCCGAATCGATATAGCAGACAGGTTAACATCAGCGGGATACGCCTTGCCTTTTGATGGTAGTTTGATTGGGATGTAATTTTCTGACATTGTTCCCCCTTTGCTTTGTTAGGGTACTATTGTATTTGTAACGTATCTACATTTAACGTTACTTCGTGCTTGACTATCCCCTCGTGTTCGTAGGATAAGTCATACGCAGGAAATGTCGTCGGAAACACTCCCTGCAGAACATATTTACTTACTTCACTCCCATCCCTGTCAAGTAAAGTTGCGTACATAGTCCGTGCATAATTATTCTTCGGATAATAGAGCCCGTTCGATGTAATCATCAACGTCCGCCATGCTCTAAAATACCGCACTGCTTTTTCTGGAACAGAGCCTAGTATGGAAAGCGTTACGGAAGGAATCTCCATATATCCTATGTAGCCCTTCCGAAACGCCCCATAATAGAGTCGGTTAACTTCTTCAACGTTGTAGTCTCCAAAACGAACAGACTGAACGAGCTTACTTATCTCTGTGCTATTCTCTCCCCCGATACTCGGTAGAGTGACCTCCCAGAGGTAATCCCGCTGAAGACTTACATTCTTTAAAGATGTAACCGACATTGTACTTGGCATACGCTATGCTTCTTCCCAGCGGTCGTATGAGAACGTGACCGCATATTTTACTGGGTTCTCTGCGTCGTAATCCAACGTAACGGCGCCAACAGCCTGCGGGTAACATCCAACAAGCTTAATCTTTTGGAACGTCTGCCCCTTCGTGTTAAGCAACGTGAGGTAAATGTCCGTCCTGTTATCCGCCCCAACGTTGTCGAAGTCGTGAATAATCTCCTGCAACCATGAATACATCGCATCGAAGATTTTCTTGTCCTCGCCCTCGATGAAGGTAACTTCCCAAGTATGGTCGTAGGTCAGTTTGCCAGGATATTTAATCCCGCCAGACTGCTTGTACGGAACTAAGATATTTCCGAACGACCGCCCAGGAACCGATGCCGACTGCGCACGAATGAGCAGCGTATCAGTATCACCTTCCCCAATCGGATTTGGTATAACGACTTCCCATAAATACGTACGTGCTGGATTCGTTAGGTTATTTTTTAGTGTCTCAACACCCATGTGTGCCATCGCAATCCTCCTTACTTGCCTGTGAATTAAACTATAATTTTACTCTGCAAATCCTAGAACAATGTTCCTCTGCTAATCAGCTCATCAAAACTTGCGCCCGTCTGTGTGATAATCGTTTGCAGTTGAATGTACTCCGCAGACCGCACTGGTTTAATGAAGACATCGACATGAAGCTCATTTGCGTCGATGACCGCAGGCGTGTTGTTAGTCTCATCGCATACAACACGATACCCTTTATCACCAAGCTCTGTTTGAAACGCACCACGAGCTGCCAACCTATCGAGATACTCTTCCATAGTAGCAGTAACACGGAACCGTGTAACCTCGTTGTTCGGCTCAAACGCAAAACTACGCAGCTGCGTTGCCATTGCTTTCTCAATGACGATAAGCGAACGACGAACGTTCACTCGGTCAAGCGCAGATGCTTTTACTTGCTGAGTCTTCTGGCCCCAAATCACATTACCTTCACCACGGAACGTCTGCAACGGGTTAATCTGGTTTGAATACAACGTGTCACGTTCGCCCTGTGTGAACACAGAGGTGAACCCAAGAACGCTGAGAAGACCACGATTAAACCCAGCAGGAGCTGCCCACGGGTCAGCAATGTAATCATTGTATGCGAACATTGACGCCACATACCCAGAAGGCGGCAACTCAATAATACGGTCATTGAATGAATCGTAGGCCTTAACCCACGGAGCATACAATGCCACGTAGTTTGAATTGATGTTCTGAGTCGTACGTCTCCAGTTGACGATATTATTAACTGAAGATATCGCATCATACGGAACGTCGAGAACAGCAATACAATCCCTGCGTGATAAGCAAATATTATTTAGCTTATTGTGCACCGCAACTGATGCATACCCACCATTGATAAGAATACGAACATCGACCTCATCAGGATTGAGGAAAGCATCCCAACCAAGGATAACTTCCGAATCCGTAATAGCGTTTCCGTTCGTACCGCCCGTCATAGCAACAGGCGTAACCAATTCTCCAGGCATTTCGGTGTCAGCCAAAGGACTGTCCGCAACGACAATGTATTTGCTATAGCCGTTGATTTTCTCTTCGAGATAAAGCTGACGCCCGAACCCGTCGAGCTTCGTCTGACGAGATACTGTCCAACTCTCAACCGTCGTCAAATTACCATCAGTATCTACTTCACTGACAACGATATCAAAAGTGTACTCTGTCGCATTCGAGTTCTTAACTGAAACTCGTAAACTGTTGTTCCACGTTCCAGGGTCTTTAGCAAAGACATAAAAAAGGATGTCTTCAAAAGAATCTTCTTGGAATGTTGGGGCGGAAAACCCAGCAATGCCCCCTGGAGTTCCTACGCCGCCTAGCTGCATGACCTTAATCCCGCCATACAGAGAGCCGTTATGCACCCTCTTACAATACAATGCGTTGCCGTTAAGCAAAAACGCAAGAGCAGAATAATGAAAGTACTGACCAGGTACAGGCTCACCGTACTCTTCAATAAACTGTTGCGTATTTGTTATCAACTTCGCTTCGTTCACGTCTCCTTTGGTCGAGTACCCGACAATGGCACCCGTAGTAGAAGAAACGTTCGGGATTATGTTTGAAATATCCCGCTCCCGTACATAAACCCCCGCACTAAGATAAAATCCCATAACCTACCTCCTTCTTAATCATTTTTACAAACCTTTCTTTAGTTCTGGTCTCAAATCAACTTCAATCTTAAACTTATCGGTATACTTTTTACCGTTAAGGCCCACATAATCCCTGAACATGACTACCTTATGTACATCCAACCGCTCTGTCTTCCACAACCCGAACGCATTGGTAAGATTCTGGTCGGTTACATAGTTAATAAAAGAATCTCTCGTCATGTTCTTTTTCCCACCCCACTTCTCGGGGTTGTTCCATGTTATTTTGACCTTCCCCCACAGATTAAGACGGTCAAGCCATCCATCAAGGGTTCCATCAAACCAACACGGGCGTACGTCGGGCGTCGCAATAAACTGACGCATCTCTGCCTCAGTATATTCCTCAAAAATCTGGCCCAGTGTCCTGCCTTCTGCTACAGGTACTGTTTTGCTATACAGGTCTTCAAACATATTAGCTCTCCTCTGTTAACACGTATTCTTCTTGCGATACGAATGTATCTTCTCCGCCAGCATTCTCAATCCAGAGCGTAACGACAATCTTCTTAACAGTCTTGACCGTATCATCAGTAAACACCCACCCGTCAACTTTTACTGGGTATCGTGCAACATAATACAGTCCTTTGTCGTACAACATCTCGACGGGAGACTCATTCATTACATTTCCAAAATGAAGGTCAAGCTCAACAGGATACTCGTCGTTGTACTCCAAATCTAAATTAGGATTCCGATGCTGCCAAAATAAATACAGCTCGGTAACCTTGTTTAGTTTCTCAGGGTCTTTCGACCAGCACCAAAAATCATAGTTAAGCTCAACAGGAACCGCATACGTGCGAAAGATATCACTCTTGCTCGGGCTGGTAAACTTTGTTAAGAACCCGTGCCGAGCCGTACCTGTACGCTGCCTGCTCCAGTCTACATTCGTCTCCGTACGCCATACATTCAAAAACTCCATAGCAACTTTGCCACGACGCTCTGCAATCTTACGCATCGCAACTTCTCGAGGAAACAACGCAGAATCATTTTGCAGAGTTGTTAGACCGAGAGCGTCTTTAAACTTTGTGTATAACAACACACGCAACCCAGAATCAATCACATACAAAAATGATGTATCAGCCATTACACACTCCGTTCACATAGTTTCAAATACGCCAGAAACATTCTAAACACGGCTTCGTAAAACTCTTCCGATACCCATGAAGCATTGTCGTCCATCCAGCCCTCAAAGAAAGACTCGGGCTCGAGAGGAAATCCGTGTTTCGTAGCTTCCATGTATAAATCGTATACACGTTCTGCTACGTGGCCGACGGTCTTCTTAGATATCTTATTGTGCTTTGTTGCTACCCGCATATCGATTGTTTTCCTGGTGTTACTGGTTTGACTTCAGTTAGGTCTTGTACCTTTTTCTCCTGTTCAGTCTTGTCTTCATTCGCCTTCTGAGAGGCTCCATTCGGTATGACTTCTGTTAGGTTTAATTTTTCTTCTGACATGTTAACTCCTTAATCTTTGCGTCAAGGTCGCCATCCTTAAGAAGTTCGTCAAAGACATCGTTACGCATCTGCTCTTTCTTTCTAAACGCATCCCAAAAATGCCGTCTGTCCTGGCGGGAAAGGTTCTTGCTCGTCATCAAATACTCGTCAATCGCTACCATGACTTCCCGCAGCTGCACTAACGTAAGCTTTAGTCTGTCCTCTTTCTCCTGCTGCTGTATCTTTTTACGACGCTCGATACGTTTCTTAATCCACGATATCATTACAGTACTCTCCTCGGCGCAATCTTGTACGCTTTTAATGCGACCTTATCGTGTATCCCTCGCACGAGAATATCGACAATTTCTAATTCCTCGACGTCCATTTTGTCGGGTATGTATTGTAAATCCACCGTAAAATAACTGCCCGTTCTAATCTCAACATCGAACTCAGGCTCTGATGCGCCTTCCTCAAGAAACTTGTTTGCAAACCAGGCAATAATCGGAATCTCGTTCTCCATGTGAAGACCGAGCTCTCTTAACCGCTGCTGGTTCGGAGACCAATCAATGAACACCTCTGTCGTATATGTTACATACGTATACGCCTCATGCGTTGTGTATATAGTATTCTCATCAATCGCATTCAGATTCGTCGGAATATGTAATGTGCAAGCGATGCCATAAATACGCACCGAGACATCTGTCTGGTGACGTAAGTGATTGACGGTCTCTTGTGGCAACATCCGACTCATTGTAACAATCCTTCCTGTTGATGAAACTTACGCATCTCGTCCTGCATCATCTCTTGCATATCATGCCTAAACTCTGTACTCGCAGGCGGCTGAGCAGGAAACATAACTTTAAGAACAACTGCCGCAATAATGATTATAAGAGACGCACCGCCAACGATTATCATAAGCCATCCCGTAGTCTTTCTTATCTCGGAAGTGTCATCTAAAATAGTATTTTGCCGTATCTCAAAGGGCTGTATCGCAGCAGTAATTTTGTCCACAAGGCTGCTTGTTACTTTCGTGCAAACGCCGTTCGATAACAATGCATCCATATCATCGAACTTCGTAAGTATCTTTTCCTGATTCTTTGCTATATCCGCTAAACTATTTGCTACCCGCTGCATTTGCGATGCTGCGTCTTTTTGGACTTCCAGCATCGCCATCATCTCGGCTTTCGTAATCGTGTCGGTCATACACTACTCCACATCTGTTGCTATGTTTACCCTGTCAAACAACTTTTGAATATGCTTGTCAAGCGGTATGCTTATCACAACATACTCTGTGTTAGGCTCAAGTGACTCAATAAAATGCATCATATTTTCTTCGACAGCAGCACAAGAACGTTCTTTCATAATACGCCTTACACCCTGTCCTAAATCTATTACCATTGAGCCTTTCACAACAATAAAATATTCCATACATCCGTAATGCAGATGTGGTGGAAATGTAGCTCCTGCTTCAGGAAATGTTCCAAACGCAACGTAGCACTCTTCCTTATTAAGAAGCGGTTTTAATCCAACCAACCTCTTACCACCATCAGAAAACTCACAAGCCGTATCTTTATTGATTGTCAATAACCCCTCATCAAGCAGCTGGTCAATACTACGCTGTATAGATTTTATTTCCTTAACCACTGCGCCAATTTCTTCCACCATAATTACCTCAACTTTGTTTATTCCCGAGCATGTTGTTAATCGTTGAAAGCTCATCATTGCTTAAATACCCATCGTCCAACATTCTCTCCAACTCGGTAATTATCTTTACGTACTCGTACCTGTCCAAAAACTTAAACAAAGCGTTAGAGTTTTTCCACTTCTTCACGACCTCAGCATCATCAAACGCTTGCTGGGCCGTCGGGCGGGAAGAGCCTCTACGTAAGTCCACCCACTCCTTCTTGTCCTTCATTAACGCTTCGATATCGGTCTCCACCTCACCCAACTTCACTTCGAGTTCTTTCTTAAGCGCTTCCCGATATTCTTTAGGAAGTTTCCCCATAGCATCCTGAAGAGTCTTGTAATCAACAACATCACGCTTAAGCTCGCCCATCTTGATGTCGGCCTTTTCAGCATAGCCCCGTACCTGTCCAAGCACGTCTGAGAACACTTTGTACGGGTTATACTCCAGCGGATATTCCCGTGGCCCCTTGACCCACGAGTCGTCAATAACATCATACACCCCGTCCGAGAGCATCTCCTGCTCAGGGATAAGCTGTATGTAAATCTCTAATGGATGCTTCCCGATGTACGTCGGATTATCGTGCGACCATTTCTTAACCTGCTTCTGAAACTCTTCGGCGTCGTCGGTCACGGCTGCAAGCTTATCTTCGTCAGGCACGATATGCACATCGATGTCAGTATCCTCACTGTAAAGGTTCGTCGCCATGCTCCCGATAATATGCAGCTCCCCGAACAGCCGTCTTAATTCGGCCCCAGGATATTTACTTATGTACGCAAGAATCTTTTTCTGGACGTCTTCCCTAAGAACGTACGTGTCCCCGTTCTTGCTCCACACAGACAAATCAAGACCCTCTTGCGGGAAATCTACAGTTGATTCTTGTATGTACTCATACAGGCTTCGCATTACCAATCATCCTTTGTATATCCACCAGCCGTGGATTATTAAGAAGATACGCCGTTAAAAGCCCACGGTTGCCTGGATTCATTCGTATCTTCATATTGCCGTCCTGGTACACCCAGTTCTTCATCGTGCTTCCTGGGCTCTGGACGTGTTTCAAAATCTTGCTTACGATGCTCGCTATCGCTTTGTCTTCTGATTCAGCATGCGTGTAATAAAACTGATTCGACAGGTTGTTCGAGATGCCTTTAATGAACACCCTGTATAAACTCTTTTTGCCTACAGCTAATTCAGAAATCAGTGTTTTCATTACTTTCCTATGTACGACGCATGCAGCTGGCTTACTTCAATCTCAACATGGTCTAAAGTAAAATCACTCTTAAGATACACATTGATATCTGTCGGAGCGAGTATCCCTTCTGATGTAGATTCTACTTCGGCATCAGTAAGCGGGATAGTGATAGTCTTCCGCATCGTTTCGACGTCTTTGTAATCTTCCTCATTCCACTCATACGTCCACACATCAAACGTAATAGGCTTAGGAAAACGAAAGTGGATGCCGTCAATACCCCACGATTTATAGTCAATGTCTATTTCGTAGGTAAGCATTATCTTTTCATCATAACCAACGTCGCTGACATCATTGTTAGGAAGACCTTTCACATCAACAGTAAGCGCTACCTCAGTTCTATAAGTGTTGTCCAGCTCTTCAAGTATCTTCTTCATGGTTACCTACTTTTTTGTTGAAACTGTCTTAAAAAGTTTGGTAATAGATTCACGCACCTTCATACGCTCCTGGTCAGTGAGCACAATCGCCTCGACCGCTGCAATGAACGTCTTCTCTTTTTCTGAAAGCTCTTTCTTTTCCTTCAGCTTAGCAACCAAGACCGCTTTCTCAGCAAGCTCTGTATAGTTCTTCTCAACTATCTTTCTCGCTGTTCGCACAGGCGCTTCCTTTTCTTCAACCACATCAAACTTGTCTAGCTCAAAGTTAATCTTGTTAAGTACATCACTAAATGGCATACATTACCTCCTTAAATTAAATCCAACGCTACAAGAATTGGCGTTATGTCCCGCTTGCCCGTGATATCAATACCCTCAGTAAGCGAACATTGTTTAGTCCCTGTTATATCGTTATATTCATTTATCAAAAAGCTTTTAACTCCGAAAGCCTCAAGACTCTCACGCATATCAAATGATTTTATCCCCTCGAGGATAATATCGTCTGATATCGAGAACTGCTTTACGCCTTCGACGATAATCGCATCAACATGCGAGAATGACTTCGTTCCTGTGATAACTTTATCGAACGTAAGTGGTGTTTCCTTTATCCCCTGTATGTCAAAGATGTTCTCGAGCTCAGTAATCTTTGTCCCCGTTATCGAAAATACTTCGGTCGGGAACGTTACCTTACATCCTTCGATTGCGTATACTTCCTCAAGCTCGAACTCTTTTATGCCCTGTATTTCAAAGTACTCTTTCATGTACCGTGTCTTGTACATGAACGGAGAAGGCCAGAACGCAGGCTTTCTTGCGCCACCAAAACCACGAACACACAACCTGTCAATCGCCCAACCTAACCCTCGAGTAATTAAATTACTCATGGAACAAGTACCCGCTTTCTATCCTTAACAATATCCTCGGTCGGAACGAGGTCACGATTTTCATATAAATTGAATCTAAAAAGTTCAGTAACGTTATCAGGCTTATAGAATATCATCTGGTTGTTCTCAATGACCCAGCGACCTGTTTCCACATCGAATATCGTGTTCACGCCTTTACCAAATGTTCCTGGTATCGTATGTGCCGACATCGCTTTGTTCCACACCGCTGTTGCCACATCTGCAGGCGTAAATGTTCCTGATGCTCCAAAAAGCAAAACATCCTGCGCCACTTCCCCAGTATCTACGACTTCATACTCTGCAACGAGAACAACACCAACTGCACCAAGAACGCTGCTATCCCACACAGCCTGATACTTACCACCCGTAATATCTGAAAGAGCTAAATACTTTTGTATCCATCCAGCTGCTTTAAAAGTGTTGCTTGCAAAATCAAA